GCTGTGTTGAAGTTTTGTGTAGCGATTTCCTCACTCACACCATCAGCGATGTTCTCATCATACACACGTTTAAGCATAACATCGTTAATGCGGGGAGTGTAGGCTACGTCCTCAGGTAATCCAAACTCCTCAACATATTCCATGTCATCCACATTGGCGCCGCGTAGCGCTAAATAATTATAAGATTTTTTACTCATGCAAAGAAATACTCCGATTTCTCTATATCAGATATATCAAGTGAGCCTATGGTAGGTTGCTCAACATCTAACTCTGATTGGTTTGTTACTAATTGATCTTGAATGTAGTTGTAGAAGTTATCCACATCGTACATCCTAATGAATACGCTCTTAGTTAGTGATAGGAGTTTATCCACATCACATGCGTGGGTTGAGAATGAGTCGTGCACTGCACCAAAGTCTTCATTCCATTCATCTATAACGAGTGCCATATGGCTTGCGTCTAGTGAGTGGACGAAGTTAGGTGATACACCCCTCATAAATCCTCTTATGTCCGGCATTCTACTTGGGACTTGCGCCACATGTTTTATCTGCTTTCCATCAATACTACCTCTAGTTTTAGCTGATCGCATAATCCAGTTTTCGTAATGGACTTTGAATCCTGAGGGTGTTACCCATGAAAGTGTATCTGATCCGTTACCGTAAACCTTAACACTTGTATAACTATTTAGCTGCTTCTTCAGCTCATCCAACTCGTCTAACTCTTCGTCAGTCTTGTCTTCCTGGATGTATAGTTCTTTATACCTAGCTTTAATAGTATCGTATTCTTTACCAGCCTTTTCTCCATCAGGGCCTACGCGTTCATACTTACCTATCTCAAACGCAGCGAGATTTTGGAAGTAACTCATAGTAGATAATGGACCTGGGCATACGTTATCAATCGCTCTAATCAAAGTCTTTGCGAGGCTCTTGCAATTATCCTCTGTGATGTCGTATGTTATATGGAAGTCATCTGCTTTACAATCGAAGAACATATTCTCTGCGATCTTACCAGCACCAGCTGAGTATGCTCGAGTCATCGAGCCTCTCTTACTAATGCCTTTACGGATGTGCTTCATCGGCATGGTGTCGAGCTTACCTTGTATTTCCTCATCCTCATTGAGGTTGATAAGCTCCTTTGCGGTTTGCACGTAGAAGTCTTGTTGAATATCTGTAGGTATTAGACCAACGAGTTTACCTGTTTGTGGGTCTTTAGATATAGCACCTAAGTGCTGCCATCCGTTATTAGAACCATCGATCGGTATAGGTAGGTGGGTCATGAATATTCTATTTTGCTCACGAGCAATTGAATAATCATACCACTCTATACAAGCCGCGAGAAAAGCCACCGGCTTCTCTGCGTCTTCTGAGAAACTAGCAGTTCTACCTGCTTGCATTATCTCATCCATATATTCATTAGTCCATTGAATTCTATCTTGTATAACCATTTTGTCTACTGAGATATTATCTAGACCTTCATCTTCTAAGTACGTTTTGTAGTCTGCGCTGCACCACTCTGGTATTTCATCTATAGAGTAGGACATGTTGAATGAAGTTGCTGTGTGTATAGCTAACCATTGTAGACCTTCATCAGTCATTGGTTTACCTCTCGCAAACTTCAACAATCCTCTAGCTAAATCAGATCCTTGAAAGTTTAAGAACGGTTCACTATAATATAGTCTACTTCTATAATCCGCTTCTAAATACTGATAGAATACATCAGCATCTTTAAGCTTCTTAGCCTTCTCCGTTATGAAATACCATTCAATACATTTGCTTCTACGTTTCTGTTCTTTCGCATCATTATCCTCAATGGGATTGTAGGATACGAAGAAGTCTTCATTGTCTAGCAGAGCATCTAATACTCTACGATTAATCCTCCACCCAGTCCGTTGCAATTTGTTAATTGCTCTAACCCAAGGTGTCTTAGTGTCGAACTCGTCCTGGCTATTCTTCACCACATGGATAGTCCTATCAGAGACTGATTGGGTTGACTTCTTAATAAGGGGAGGGCGGTTCCGTGAGGTTCCAATAAGGTTTATACGTTCCCGTGTTTCTGGGATGTCTCCTAAAATAGCCCAATCAGAGGTTGCGGATATAATGTAGGAGCTATCCCGTACTTTCGGGTAGTATAACTCGATTAAGTTATTAACTTTATATGCTTCAATAAACAAATCACCTAATCGAACTTGCATATTCCAAGGTAATGGTTCTCGTTGGATACGCGTAGATATTGCTTGACCAATAAGCATAGACGTAGCTGTAAGCTTAGCCGTCCCTGCTGGAGAGTCAGAGCTTGTCCTCGAGAATTGAAATTGGATTATTGAGAAAGAGATACTGACGAACTTGTCAATATCCTTTTCCCAAGTTTTATGCAGCCGCAGAAGAACAGCACCGGAATTAGCTTTGGGATTTTTAGGATTTACTTTCCTTATCTTTTCCCGAAGATGATCGGTTACTTGGTTTAATGCAGTCAACTTTAACTCCTCTTTCTTTTAAGAATTTTACTGCTTTCTTATCGTACAAGTTATTATACACTACACGTGTAACTCCTGCTTGCAACAGTAATCCTGCGCAGCTATAGCAAGGGCTATATGTGACGTAAACGGTGGCTCCTGCAGCGCGACCTCCGTTCCTAGCTAACTTCATTAAAGCGTTTGCTTCGGCATGGATTACCTCCGGTTTCGTAAGTCCTTCTCCGTCGCGAGTATTATTATCCATTCCTGAAGGCATTCCGTTCCAACCTTGAGAGAGAATCTGACCCTCTTGTACAATACAGCAGCCGACTCTAATCTGTTCGTCGTGACTGAGACCCGCAAAGATCTCAGCCACTTCCATATATGCCTCATCGTAAGTCAACTGCTTCGATAGAGAACGAACCCGACGCTTTAAGACGTGCGGTGGAGGGGTCGTATATTGCGGACCCGGCATTTCCTGTAAGTCCAGTAAATCGGGACTTAAGTACTCGGAATTGGATTGTGTTTCGCTCTGTTTCGTTTTCCGCAACGAGGTTACGTGCGAAAGCGATAATGTCGAAGCTAATTTGTTTGATAGAGCCTGAGCCCTTGATGTCATCGATGCTAGCAAGTTTACCTTCCTCAAATGATTTACCTTGTGGTGATGCTTTACGTAAGTGGGAGATTAAACCTAACCATACGTTATGTCTTTTAACTACTTTAAGTAGGTCAGACATAACTTTATCTACCGCTTCGTTACCTGATAGACCTTCACTTCCTTCGCTGACGGCGATTGTGATGTGGTCGAGGACCAAGTATTTACAACCGAGTAAGGCCATGTATTCGATTTTATCGATGAGGCTGTCGTCTCCAACTGATCCTTGGTGGTCGAGAAGTACCAACCGTTCGTCTCCGAATACTTGATCGTATCCAGCTCTGATTTCCTCTTGAGATAGAGGTGGAGGATCGTTGATTGGTCGTTTGAGTTGCATTGAGATAAACTTTTCAGCTGTGTCTCCAACACTCTCTTCAAGAGAGATGAGGCCCACCTTGTCGTCAGTTGTATCCAGTAAACTGAGAATGATCTCTTTAATAACAGTACTCTTACCAGAGCCAGTACCACTCGTAAATAGAGAAATTTCACCTTGTCTAATCCCCTTTATCTTATCATTCAATCCAGAAAGGCAATCAGGGTATGGTACGGACTCAACGTTTTGTCTTGCGACAAATTGATTCCATATCTCTTCACCTACAACGATACCTGAGGGAGACCACGGTGCTGCATCATACACAGCTTGTAAGATTGCCTTTGCGCCCTCCTTCATTAGTACTTCATTAGGATCTTTATGTTTTAGTTTAGCGATCCTTACCTTACCTGGCTTTAGCATTTTGCCTAGGTAGTTAGTAGCTTTCTGGCCTGCCTCATCGTTATCTAGCATTAAGATTACTGAGTCGAAACTATTAAGCCAATCCCTTTGAGCCAAAGCATGAGAGGTAGCAGAAGCAGAAGGTAAAGAAACCACAGGGAAAATTCTCCCTTTGGTTTGCTGCCATGCCTCCGCAACGGAGAGTGCGTCAAGTTCTCCTTCTGTAATGACGAGAGTCCTGTTACCGGCACACTGTGCTTGTCCGAAGAGTTCTGTGTTTTTGAAGTCTCCATGTACTCTAAACTCCTTAGGAAGTTTACGTTCTTTATAAGCTACAATCTCACCATTACGTGTGTATGGATAGTAGTGAGATTCAGGTTTTCCGTCCTGATCTACTGACATTTTCACATTGAAGTAATCTACAATCTGTTGTGAAATACCGCGAGAAGTAATAGGATAAGACCTATAGGAACTAATGGCGGAATATGTAGTAGGATTTCTATCGGTGCGTAATTCATCTAATGACACTACTTTTCCTTTGTTTGGGTTATATGTGTTACATGAGAAACAATATTCGTGATCTTCATATACTTCAACTGCGTCACTACTCTGACACTGGTTGCAACTTGTCTTCATCGCTATTCTTTCTTTGTATATGGGTTGATGAATGTAAGTCTACTGAGAAGTGTATAAACTCTTCTCCCTTAGGGACAATGCGTTTAACAGCTTCTATATAGTAAACTCTACAATCGTTAAATTCTTCATAGACTCCTTGCAGAGTATCTAAGAAGGGTTTAAGTACATTATCAAGATCAGCTCGCCTATTAGACAAACCGACTTCTACAAAGAATGATACGGGGTTATCCTTAAAGGGCCATTCTACTCCAGCGAGCTCATCCCGTATATCATCCTGATATGTTAAATACTCTCGGGTTTTATTCTTCCCCCGATAGTACATCCTGTTCGCGCTGAACGCTTTCACTTTCAGCCTTACTTCTAATAGTCTCATATTCCTCCCAGGACGTCAACAATTCTAATAGACGTCTTGAAGTTGTTGGGTCTCCGGCGTTATGTCCTCGCCAAGCAGCGCGAACCCTACTCCACTGACGGGAGGAGGGTATACCGTTAAGTATTTTATCCGCTTTCTTAGGGCCAATGCCTTTTATTCCTGGTATATTATCTGCGGTATCTCCAGTAAGGCACTGCCGCATAAGGTTAAGATGACCAGCATCATGATCCACATATACGTGAGAGGATTTGACAAAGTTGAAGTGATTGCCTGGGATTTGTAATAAATCCTTATCAATCCCTGCGATGTAGTAGTCTTGGTTTTCTTCAATAGCTTCGTGAGCCCAGATACAAACCAAATCATCGGCTTCCATGTCGTCGGCCATAACAGCGCCATGTTTATCGCACATATAACCGTGGCCATAATTAAGAGCTGTACGTAGATCATCATTTAATTCTTTCCTGTTTGATTTATAATCCTTATATATACCATGTCTGAAATTACCCTTACCTTTTACTGCGTGCATAATCTTATCAGACATACACTCACGTTTAATTCTGTTGATGGTATGGTTAATTGCTTTACGAATATCACTCTTCCAGTTACGCTTCAACCCATCTTTAGATACTGCCGCAGCAGGCCTGAAGAATAAGCTATCAGCATCACAGAATATGATTGCGTCTTCAGTGAACATCAGAATAATCCTTTCCTATTACATAGTCACCACCGTCCATGCATTCGACATCGAATAATTTAGGTGCTTCTTTAAATGATTGTTGTAGGATTTCGCCAACCCTTTCTGCATCATCAGGATGGGATTGGTATGCGATCTCGTCATGATAGAATAAACGAGGTTCAGCTCTCAAGCCTTCCTCTTTAATCTTCTTCATAGAGTATGAGAGCGCTGCCTTACAAGTAATACCTTCCGCAGATTGCAGTAAGTAATTAAGTGCTTGGTGTTCTGAAGGACAAAAGACTGGACGTCCATCCAACGCAGGGAACCAGCCATCTCCTTGAGAGTAACTAGTATTCTTCCACGTTTTACTGAGTTTATTACGCAACTCTTCCAAACCCTTAATACCCTTAGCGAACTTAACTCTTGATGCTTTACCTACTGAGGCATTAGCTTTTCCTGTAAGGACTTGACCCAACTTAGCGTCACCAGCGCCAAATAGGTAAGCGTAAAGATAGTTTTTGGCGAGAGGCCTGCTGCAGCCAAGAGATTCAGCGTTTCGTTGGTGTTGGTCCCCGTAAATAACTTCACGAGTGAAACTAGGATTGGATACGTAATGGCACAAGCCACGTAGCTGGTTACCGCTAGAATCAGCGCCAACGATAACGTGACCATCATCTGCGATAAGAAGTTCCCGAAGAGCTTTACCCCAAGACGCGGTAACCGAAGGAAGGTTGACAATGACCTCATGCCTACAACGGAAAGTTGGTGTGCCAATAGTCCACATGTTACCATGAAGGCGGTTATCTCTAAGAGACTCAATCCACCCACGGATAACAGCTTCTCTATTTCGAATTGTGTAGTACTCATCTATCATAGTTCCAATTGGACCCTGCTTCTGCAGAGAAGTTGTAGTTAATTTCGGACCTGTGGTTACCCATTCAAACCCGATCTTCTTCTTTTGGTACTCATCTGGTTTCCAACCGTTGTTAAGTAGCCATTCTTTGACGAGTTCCATGGAGCCGAGTGTAATCTGTTCCTCTCGACTTCTTCTAAACTCAGTACCAGGAGCCATAACGTGGGTATCAGTAGGCTTGACAGTGTAGCCAAGATGCTCAGTGAGTATGCGGCATGTATTTGCATTGTAAGTTCCGTCTTTCTTATACTTTGGTGTTTTAGGTTCTTTATCGATGAACACAATGCGAGTACCTAGGAGTGGATGAACTTTATCCTCAATCATTTTCATTCGATCTTGCATTTGCTTTTGAGATTCAAGAGCTTTTACAATATCGAAATTCCAGCCTTTAGTTCTGACAGCTGCGTTAAACTTCGCAGTGTCGTGCTCTATTTGTAGTCCTTCTTTAATTTTAGGGTTTTTACTATAAATCTTTGTGTACTCGTCAAGCAGTCGCTTATAAATATCAACGTTAACTTTAACATCTTGCACACAATACTTCATCATTTCTGGAGTGAACTTTTCCCATTCATCGAAATCAATCTTCTTATTTCCAAGGTGTTCGCCCCAGCCTGCAAGGCCATGTCGGTGGCTTCGCTTATATCTTAATGTTTGGGACATAACCCACGTATCATATACACGTTTCTCATTAAGACTAGTGTTATATAAATCATCAACGACTCTATTATCAAAGCCGATAATGTTATGACCGACTAATAATTCAGCGCCAGCCAGAAGATTAACACCGTCTTGTATATTGCCGTGATAACCTTCTGCATCTGCGTATTTGTAAATGTAATCTGTATCTAAATTATAAGCTACAATGCAATGTATTTTACTTGCCTGAAGCCCGTCAGTTTCTATATCATAGACTAGACGCATGTCAAGTCCTTTCTTAAGCTATTATAAAATCTACAAGTTTCCCTTGTGGATGTTTGTTTTGATTATG